ACCGTCGCATGGCTGCGAGAAGGCGAGCAAACGGGCAGCCTTAAGTTCTGTTATGGAACTAATCACTTTAAGGACGACGGCCTACCGCCGGACGTCCTGAACGCCGTACAAGAAAAGTTAAACCTGAACTAATGAAAAGATTTAATCCTTATCGTTTTATGAGGATCGGCGATCACGTCGTCGAAAACATTTACGAACCCGAATACTTTGAAGACGAAGAAACAGAAGAACTAGAGGACGACGATGAACAATTCTGAACGGATTACATTCGCCGAACAAAGGCGAGAAGAATTACTATTGTTAATTAAGTGTTGGTCGAAAAATAGCGAGATGCCAAGAAAGCCTGAAGGGTCGGAATTATGGAGCGAAGTTCTTCAGGTCAGCGTGACGCCGGAAATAAAAAACGAAATTGCAGAAATTGCTGTTAAGTCTGGAGAATCTCAGAGCAGCACGATCCGCAAACTTTTGGTGAAAGCTCTCGCTTTTGAACTCGAATAAGCTCATTATAAAGCCGATCACTTCTCTCAATTGCCTCGGCGGCAATTAAGAACGGATCGGCATGGCTCTCGAATAATTGAGCGCGAATTTGTAAAGCCTTAGACGTTGGCATTTCAGCCTCGGTGATAGGGGGGGGATGTAGGAAAAATAAAACCTATACCCCAAAAGTAGGAAAAGTCTTATTGCTCCTGTTCTTAGTATACAGGCAATGGCAACAATATTTCAATTGATGTATTGACGACTTTCCGACGTGTGGCATTATGTAATCGGAATACTTCACCACTGAAACAATCTGAACCAAAATGGAAACAAAACCGATTCGAATTGATTGCAATCTAATCGACGAATGCAACCTGATTAAGCCCTCATACATGTCCAGCAATGGGTTTATCAATCACGTCATAAATGAGGGTCTTATAGCCCTTGACACACGTGCTAACGTGGGAAAGGCGACACAGACAAAGGAAGGTCAGAAAGAAGGGGAGCCTTTACCTATTAATAATAAAACTATAATTAATAATAAAAAGGTAAAAAATAAAATTTCAAAATTTCGATTCAAGCAAGAATTAATTCCTTTCTTATTAACAAAACACGCGGAACGAATTGCTTTCTTTTGGTCGGTTAAGTCAGGCGCAAAAAGTGAAGCTTCATGGAAACAACTTCACAGGGGCTTGATTGATATACAAAAGAAATATGGCGACGCTGTTGTTTCTGCTCAAATTGAATTGGCCATCGTTGGCGGTCCTCGCGGTCCTTGGTCTTCAATAACCCTTGTTAACTACGAGAAGATTAACGGCGGCGGACAAGCCACTAAGGAGGTGGCTCCGTCCGCTTTACAATCTCGGGTCTTTACAGCAGCAGGAGGATTTGAAAACTAATGGAACCCGCATTCGAACGCTCGACAATCATCCGTCTTTTAAAAGGTGGATTACAAAGGAGCAACCCCGCGAACCCTGACGTCCCACTTTGGAACATTAAAGACCTCGACCAATTAAGCCCCGGAGTCGCGGAACAAATCGCAACAGCAAACAATCACCCGACGTCGTTCCCGAATGGATATATCGGCGTTCAATTTAAAAACCTTGCTCGGGAACATTTACCCGTCGGCGAGGCTGTCGAAATTATTGACCCTAAAGACTTAGCAACATGAACCAAACAGACCTTTTCAATTATGCGACAGCTCCGCATAATCACACCGAGCCTTCAATTGATGCAGCCGAAAGCATTGTCGAGCAACTCAACGGAATGTGCCTTGATGTTCTACATGCAGTCAAGTCAAGTCCTTTTGGCCTTACTTGTGATGAGATAGAAGGCATCCTTAACATGAAACATCAAACAGCATCAGCCCGACTTCGAGATCTGATTACATGTCAACCGCCATTCGTAGAATTTCGGAATGATCCCAAAACAGAAAAACCATTAAGAAGACCTACAAGGAGTGGTCGAACTGCCAGAGTTTATTTCGCGACTGAACAATGAACCAAACAAACCCGTTCGCAAAATGGCAACATTGCCAAACCTTAACCAGAAAACCAAACGCATGGTCAGGATTAAAACTTGACCCGCTGCCAATCTTCCGCGACGAAGCGAAGCACAAATATTGTTGGGAACCTACTGGCGAATGGTTGGCCTTTTCAACAACTCAGGCTTGCAACGACAAAAGTCCCGCAGCTATGGCGAACATCGAAAAATATCGACATATCTGGGAACCTCGCGGCGTTCATGTTCATTGGACCTTGCAACAGAAAATGTTGGGAGATCCAAAACCAGACCCCGGAGATTTCAAAGAATGGGTCGAGCCGTTAATGAATCACGATTATTGGAAAAGCTTCGAGCCGTGGGCCGTCGAATACATGCTGTGCGATCTTTCTAAATCGGTTGGCGGACAGTTGGACCTTTTGGGATATGACCACGCGGCGAATCAACTTGTTTTGATTGATTTAAAAACGCAAGGAAAAAACAAAGGCATTTATTCAACCGATGCTCAACTTGGAAGTTACGTTGACGCGCTGGCAAATCATCACGGAATCGTCGTTGATGCTTGTCGAACTGTTTGGTCCAGACCCGGCAAAACAGTTATTGGAGATATTCAAGATCCTTTGACTTGTCGACTTGCATGGTCTGAAGCGTGGGAAAAGTTCAAAGATAAGCAGGAGTTTTTCTAATGGGTTTAATTTATATCCCCGTCGTTGGCATCCCTGCGCCTCAAGGAAGCAAACGGCACGTCGGTAATGGCGTAATGATTGAAAGCAGTAAACGCGTCAAGCCGTGGAGGCAGGACGTCAGAGAAGCCGCTTTAAAGTTTTATCGTGGGCCAATCATTGAAGACGCTGTTGACATTACGATCGTTTTTATTTTTCCTCGGCCTAAGAGCCATTACGGAACAGGCAAGAACGCGCAACGCTTAAAACCATCCGCGCCTAAATATGTAACAAGCGTTAGGAATGGCGACCTTGAGAAATTGGAGCGAAGCACTTATGACGGATTAAGCCAAAAAGCAGGCGGAACAGTTTTACAAGACGATTCGCTTGTTGTAAAAAATTCCAACGAAAAAAGATATTGCAAACGAGGCGAACACGCGGGCGCGTACATCTACATAAAAAAATTAAAGAACGTTCAACAACATTTGAAAGCCGTTTAAGTTGACGCTTTCAATTCATTAGGTATACTAAAGAAGTCCCTTGGTCTAAACAATGCCGAACCAACAGAAACCGAAAACGTTAAACGAAGCATTAATCGAATTTAAGAAAAACGCGCCGAAGTTAATCAACACGAAACCGGCGCATAATTATTCTTATTTGCCTTTAGAAATGACGCTCGACCAATTAAACCCGGTCTTGCTTGAATATGGACTTTTCGTTTCACAGCCTTTTGGAGTTACGCCACAAGGTCAGCCCACCGTTATCACAATTCTCAGGCATGTATCAGGCGAAGAAATAAAAGGAGAAATCCCTTTGTTTATTCCAATGCTTCCTGAGACAACCCCGCAGCATAAACAAATGTTCGCATGGGGCGGCGCCATTACATACGCGAGGCGTTACAGCCTTAAAAGTATTCTTGGTCTTGAATGTGACAACGACGACCCGGAAACAGAAGACAAAAAGCCACAACAAAAACATAGCTTCAGCAGCAACAAAAAAACGGGCATTAGTCGCAGCCCGTCCGGCCTGAATAAAAAAACAGAGCCACCAAAAACTTCACAGAAAAAAGAAGAAAGTATTGATCCTAAAGTTTTAGATCAAATTAAAGTTAAGCTGGCAGATCCGCATCTTTCAGCAGATAACAAAAACCACGCCAAAAAAGAATACAAGGCGAAGTTCAACATCAGCTCTGAGAATTTGGCCCCTAGCCATATTCAAACAAAAGAGCAAGGCGACTATATGTCCCAACTATTAGACCAATACCAGAGCGCATAAAATGTCACCCGAGGCAGCCGATCTTTCTGGCGAACTAATTCGCCAACAATTAAAAGAACGTAATCAGACTTACAACCGTAATATTTTTACGGTTCGAACTGATGACGAAGAGGCCCAAGCCTTGCGGAGAAAATGCGATCAACTAGGTATTAAACCAAACAAATTCATTCGTTCCCTTATCCGAAAAAACTTAAATGGCTGATTTCAACGAGTTCGTTCCCGCTTTACCTTTTACTTTAAAGTGGTCTTTAAACGATAATCCTTTTGATGATTCCGACGCGAATCCAAAACAGATGTCGATTGCTATCCCTGTAAAATCTGCGGATGCTCTTTGCGCCCATATTTACAAAATGGCAGGCGATGAAAAATATATAAAGAAAGACAAGAAGGTTTGGAATCCTGAGACAAGACAGGAAGAGGTCGGAGATGTTATTTATATCAACGCAAAAGGAAAGATCTCCTCTGACGGCGAAAGTTGTTACGGGAATATCAACCCAAGAAAGATCGAAATAGACGACCAGTTTTAATTTCTATTCAGGAATTTTTCAATCAAAGAAGAAGAGCGCTTTTCGAGGCGCTCTTTTTTTATTTCTAAATCTGTAACTTTTTCTTCTAGGTCTGCAATTTTTTCAATTGCCTTAAACATTACCTGATCTTTGACTGTGTTCTGATGTAACAAACTCACGCACATCTCCGCGACTTCTTTGTGATTTTTATTATTTAAAATTTGCCGGCTATAAACCTCAAGAAAAAAATCTTTTTCGGGCTTTGAATCAATGACAAGCCAGTCCAAAAACTCCATAAAAATTTGCTTCTTTCTTTCACTATGCTAAAAAAACAGCAAGTCGTCGAGGATCAAAAAAAAATGATAAAAAAATTTCTTGATGCTATTGGTCGCCCTTTTGTTTACAAATCCCCGACCCACGAAGAACTTTATGCACAGAGTTTGCGGCAATATCCGAATTGGTATTTACGACGAATGGCCGGAACGACGCACACCTATAACAAAGCAACGCTGATTAAATTGATATTATTGAATACAATAAACACAAAGGAAAAGGTCTAATGGAATTTACTGAAGAAATGCTTGACATTATCGAAGAGGTTAAAGGCGTTCGAAACGTCAATTATTGGGATGGAAGATGTGAGCAACGCTATAAGGCAAAACAAGAAAATTCAAAAAAACCTGACTCAACCACAACAAAAGGTTAAACTCTAATCAAACCTTCATTTTAGCTCATGGCAATTAGAGGACAGGAAGGCTCAGTGAAATTCAAAAACAGTGCGGCTACTGCTCTCGCTGTTGCTGGAGTTCAAAACTGGAGCTTTACCGAAGAAAAAGAAACCTACGAAACAACTGCTTTAGGGGCAACAGCTAAAACCTTTATCGGTGGCTTAACTTCAGGAAGTGGCTCGCTTGAAATGCTTTACGAAGCACCCGGCGCGGCTGCTGGAGCCGGCGAAATTATCGTTGAGGCTTTAACTGCTTCTGATCCTGCGGATGCAGCATTTGAGCTTTATCTAGATGGCACAAGAAAAATTACTTTCAGTGGCATCGTGACAAGTGTTGACTTTGGCGCAACAACAAACGAAGTGGAAACTTGTTCCATTAACTTCCAAGCTTCTGGCGCAATCACTAACGCGGTTACTAGCTAAAAAGTCCCTCTTGTGTAGAATTATCTTATTAAGATAATTTTTTCATGGCAACCAAGAAGATAGATCAAAGGGCGGCTGATATTTTATCGGCCGCTTTTGACATGAATAGCCGTCGTAAATATGAACTAATTATCGACGAGAAACATTTGTTGGATTTATATTTCAAGCCTATTACTCGCGCTGACCGTCTTGCCGTTCAAGGCAGGGCAGGAACAGACGAAGCCATCAAAATGTCAACTTATATGCTGATTGAGAAAGCGGAGCTGGAAGACGGAACGAAAGCTTTTTCTATTGGCGAAGTTGCAGCATTACGCCGATTACCTGAACAGATTTTAAATGAGTTAGAACTGTTTCTTTTTGGAGTTGATGAAAATGGAAACCCAACCTTTGAAGAAGCAAAAAAAGACTAACGGCGGATAACTGGCTTAACTTTGAATTAATGCTTGCAACTGAATTAGGGATGACCCTGAGCAGGTTACGACAAGAATTAACAGACGAGGAATTAGTTTATTTCGCCGCTTATTATGAACTAAAAGCAGAAAGAGAAGAAGCCGCCATGAATAAAGCGCGGCGCAAATAAAAAGCTCTCAGTATGGGGAACCTGAGAGCCTTTTACCTGTCCATCGCCTTAGACATCAGAGCCGCATCGCTGGCTCCTCTCTCAAAGTAACTATTTTTACAAAAAGAAACAAGTGCTTGCTTTTTTGCCGATCTTGCTTCTGCTTCTGTTTGCTGTCGTTCTATGGTTCGACAGTGAGAGCATTGGCATTTAATCAACTCCATTTTCGTCCAATACCTTTTCTAGTTCCTCGGCCTTTTCCGCAAGTCCTATGAAAAGCCCATGTTTCGGATGTGTCGGCAAATGACGCTGGTCCAAAATATACAGTCGCTCCATTCTTAACATCCTTTCATTTTGAACGAACCATTCCTTCGCGGACATTTTCAAAAGAGATAGAGAACTAACGATAAATCAAAAAATCAAGTTCGCCAATTACTTCTTCTTGAAGGTGAAGCGGAAAGTGTTGCAACTTCTTTTTCTAGCTTATTGATTCTTGCAAATAGCTCCCGAACGTCGCGCTCCCTGCGTTGGGTAATGTTGCTAATTGCCATAAGAACAATCGAAACAGAGGCACCTATGGTTGCAGCAATGATTTCATTCATTTAATCTAAATAAGATTAGATTTTTATTATGACCGAAGAACTTAAAACAGACGAATCAAAAACAGAAGAGAAGAAAGGATTGATTGGAAAGCTTCAGGATATAACTCCCGATAAGGACGAGCAGGTGGCATTGATCGGTGTGGCAGTTCGTTTAGGAATAGTGGTCTGGTCAGGCTTCATACTCACATTGGCGTACGTTGATTTGCCCGGATTTCAAAAACAAAACTTCGATCCGACTTTTATCGCCAGTGTCTTCACAGGAGCCTTAAGTACATTCGGCCTTGCTACAGCTAAAGACAAAAGAGGAAATGGCGGCGGAGTAACAAAAGAAGATATGGAAGCGATGATTGCAAAAAGCAACACGCAACAAGCGGAGCAGGTTATTAGAGTTCAGACACCTTTAACCATTAACGGGGCCGAAGTCGTAACAACTCCACAGGAGAAAGTCGATCCACTTACTCAACGTCCCATCGACCCACAAACAGGAAAATTAGTATGAAAAAAGCCCTTTTAATTCTGCCTTTTCTTTTGGCAGCCACACCACTAAAAGCCGACCTTCATCATAAAATAACTTCTTCAACCCAGTTAACAGTTAACGGTGCTTACACAGATGCAAGTCGTATTGGTAGCACTTACGCAGTTTCAGGTTCCAATATAAAAGTTGCGACTGATGCCCACTTTGGCAAGTTAACGGCTGGCACTGCCACCACAGCAGCAACGCTAGATGTTGGAGCTTATGACATAAATACAGTCGGAGCTGCTTATTCGTTTTCTGAAAGTTGGAATCAAGGCGACGCCCCTGCTGCTATCGGTTCAGGAGTTGATGTTACTTCCGGAGTCGTAGCAGACATGCCGGCTTATGGAGAAACTTTAACGATGTCGGGAGGGGTTGCCGGATCATTGGCGGGCACTATTACGAGTGGCGGGGTTGTTACTTTGACCGCTGGAGGTGCTGGAACTTCGGCTGTAGGTCAAGTAATTACAGAATTAAGCGTTGACTGATGCACGTCCCTTTGTTAGTTGCTTTTATTGCTGTTATTATTGTCGCCACATTTAACTTTTTAATGTGGAAACATTACATGGACATTCATAAATAATGAAACGGATTTTCTTGTTGTTGTTTGTATTTAATGGCCCTTGTTTTGCCGGGGCTGTTATCCCAAATTTTCAACAAGGAGTCCTTCAAAATCACACCGAGACTTCCAGCGTTGTCGTGGAAAATATAAAAAGTTTTGACTTCCGTAATGGATACCAGCTAACAACAGGGGGCATGAACATTTCGCCTTCAACAAACAATGTTGCACCCACTGGACACACAACAAACACCCAAACAGTTCAGGGCGTCAATACAACAGTTACAACGCCAAGTTATACAACAAGGCCCACATATAACATCGTTGATGAGGGCGCGAGCTGGAATTATTTCGAAACGCTAGAAACTGGCGGGCTTTCTAATTTTACAGAAATAAATAGGACCACTACCATCGAAAGTATCAGCGACTCAACATCAACATTCAGCCAGTGATTAGGGGTCTTAAATATACTTTAGCGATTGCTTTTGTATTATCAAATATTTCCAACAAGGCTTACAGCAACACGGTTAACACGACGTCAAACTCCTCCGGTTCGGTTACAAATCAATCAATTCAGGTTGTGCCCTCTAGACAGTTTTCGAGTTCTGTCGGTCCTTCTATTCAATGTCAAGGAAGCACTTTGAATATTAATCCATTTGTGCAGACCACAAATTCTTATGGCGAACCCTACCAGCCAACATATAACGAACCCGTGTACGATTTGCAAACAAATGATGACGGCGCGTTAATCAATCCCGGCTCTATTCTTTACTACAAGCCCGTTAGAACAGGTCAAAAACAAAACAACATGTCGATCTCATCAGGAATAGCTATGACCTTTGCAATCCCATTAGATCGGGAACAAATAAGGCTTTGCAAATCTGCAATGAAAAGACAAGTTCAATTATATGAACATTCACTCGAATCGAAAAAACTAAATTATCACGCGTCAAGAATTAACACCTGCGCCAAGTGGAAAAAAGAAGGCGTTTTATTAACTGAAAATTCACCTTTGTTCGGTCTTTGTAAAGACGTTAATCTTGTTAATCCTCCAAACACTTTGCCCGATCACGCGCACGAAATAGAAAGCGTTACCATCCCTTTTTCAGCTTTCGATGAGCGCGATTCAAATCTTTTTGAATCATCCGCCTCTGAAGGCGGCTTAACTTTGCAGGAGGTTTTTTCAATACCTTCGCCTTCAAAGTAGTAATCAATTTTTTAACGGTAGGTTTTACAACTTTTAAAATTAGATCAGCAATTGGCTTTGCCAGTACGGAACTAATGACAGCCGTCGAGGCGATCACGCCCGTTGTTGAAACCGTCGAAACTTGAGGAAGGTACTTTTCAACTGCTGAAATATCAGAATATAAAACAACACAATTCCCTTCTTTTAATTCAAACCCTGAAACTTTTTCTTTTCCGCTTGCCGCAATATCTCCAATTCGCGGGTTGTTCTTTGTTGGATCAGGACAAGGAACTTCTTCTTCTGGAGGAACATCAACAGGCGGAACTTCTGCCGTTGGTGTAGTTGCTGTATTGGTTGGCGGTGGCTGAACATTTGGTTTCTGTGTTTCTATTATCTGAATCTTTTTCGGGTTGTATTGAATCGGTTCAAACCAAGGAATACCCGGGCACAAAATAATATTTCCTTCAGGGTCATCCGTGAAGATCTTTTTGCTAGTCGTATAATCTCGCCGGACTTCTGAACAAGGAGAATAAATATAAGGAAGCGGGACTTGTGGCGAGCCTATTATTTTAGGCGGCGTGACATCTGGAACCGTCCAAATAGTTATGGACGGAACTTCAATTTCTTTTATCTCACTCAATTAAAACTTAGGTATTGAAAACCCTGCTCTTGGCGCGGCTTTAGGAACTGCTCCACCTGTAACGCTAGGCATTGAAGGAAGCTTCATACCGTCCATTACATCTCCAATGATTTTTTGTTTCACGTTCTCAATGTTCTCAGGATTTTTTAACCAGAAGAACGAATAGGTTCCAGCTCCAGCGGTTAAGACAACGAAACCGAAAGAGACTAAACTCAAAATGTTTACTATTTTTTGCATGGTAAAAGAAGCTATTTTAAAAGCTATTACTCATACTACCCTAATCGTTTTTATGGGTTTGGTTGCTCTTCTTCCGCTTCAATCGTTACTGTTCCTGCAGGCGCAGCTTCAAGAGTCTCCTTTGCAAACTGAATCCCGCCTTTTAGTTGAAGGATCTCCGCAGTTAGTTGATTAAGAGCTGTCTCATATTGCCCTTTTTGTTGAAGCTTTTCGTTGAGAGCATCTTCCCACTTTTTGAGTAAGTCAGACATATTTAATTAAGAAGGTTTGTTAGCTACTAAGAAAGCAGTGTAGTCAGTCTTTACTTGAGAAGTCCAAGCTGCGTTACATATAGCCTGAACATCTGCATCCTCTCCAGATATATCAGTAGCTACTAGGTTGTCACTTTCATCAAGTGTTCCGGGTGTTAATACTTTTCTACTAAAGGAACGGGTAAGTTCTTTACCATCTTCTTTGATGACGGTTGCAGTCCTTACCTGTATGTTCCATTTGTTAACGACTTCAATTTTGTCGTTCTCTAGTGTTTTTGTTATTGCCATTTAAGGAAGCTCTCCGAGCTAAATAGGTTTATGGCTTAGTTTTAAGAC